GCCCCTGCCGAGAACGCTTTCGTGGACACCGATCCTCGTGTGGAGCAGATCGTTTCGGAGTCAGGTTCGGAGTTGTGGGGCCGTATGAACGGTGTCCGGTTCAAACATTATGTGCCTCCTTATACGGGGCCGAAGCGGTTCGAGGTCACGGTGTCGGGTTGCACGCCGGGGCAGATGGTTGCGTTGAGGCTTCCCCGTCCTTGGTCCCGCCCTTGGGGTTTGGAGTGATTCGTTGGCAGGTCCGTTTCTTCGGCATCCCTGTGGTGTCGCTGGAACGGACTGTCTACGAGTTTGTCGAGGACGACGGCGGCAGCCGTATTGAGGGTGGTTCGGCACACAATTTTGAGCGTGACGTGAACCCGATAACACCGGAGGATCGTTACGGTTGGGAATGGGAGGATGGGCGTGGCTTCGGTTTTGGATCGCGCTGACGCTTCTGGCGGGCTGTCTTCGCTGGCGGATCACGAAAACCTTTGGCGTGTCGTGCAGGAACGCAGGCAGCGTTTCGAGAAGATGCGGCTTGAGAAGCCGGTCATCGAACTGTACGACGGCGACTACACCCTTCGCGGTGCTGTCGCTGGGGAGCGTTCCGGGGACTTCGAGGAGATTGAGAACGAAACCGGGCCGGCGAGTTTGCAGTTGGGTTTGGATCACCACCTTGCTAAGTGGGTGATGAACCATAAGGGCCGTGCGAAGCGGAACGTCCATGTGGTGTTCGAGAAGCAGGGTGTCCGTTGGTCTGGCCGTATGTCGGATTACCGGGTGGTGAAGACTGACACCGGGGACACTTATCTTGATATCACGTTCCTGCACGATTTTGAGGAGTTGAAGCACGTCCGGGTTTGGGCCAATCCATTCTTAAGGCCGGAGTTCCAATTCCCGAAGCTGTGGGTCATTTTCGGTCCCGCCCGGTTTTGCCTGTTGACAACACTTTTTGTGAATCTGTGTATCCGCCTTGAGGGTTCACTGTGGTCGCTGCCGGATGATCCTCTGGATTTGAACGAGTGGATGGGTCCGAGTTTCTGGCCTGGTAACTGGCGGAACATCGTGAAACCGTATTCGCTTATCTCCGATAACACCCCTGTCACTATCGTTTTCAGCCGTTTCGGTTCGTTCTACGATGTGGCGAAGAAGGTGTTGGATGACACCGGTTTGACGATCACTTGCCGAAGGTATTTGACGGATCGTGACCCGCATCCGTTCAGCGATTTGATCGGCACCCAGCATCTGTTGGAAGACCTTTACGAGAAGATTCCACTACGGCAGGGCTGTTTGGTGTGGGATGTGGAGGATAACAACGAGTGGGGTACTGAGACTGCGTTCGGCGGCAGCATCCTGACGGGGATGATACGGGCGTTCGTCAATTTGACTTCTGACGGCTACACCGAGGGTGTGGATGTTTTCACCGGGGACGCCACTTTCCCTGGGGAGTATTACACGCCTGCCTATTTGGGGACTTCCCCGAAGGCTCCGTGGGTGGTGTTTCAGGAAGGCCCGTACACCGGCATCAAGTCCAGTGAGTTTCAGTATTTTGAGGCTACTGATACTTCGTTCTTGACGGGTGGTTCGTCGGCTCCTGGGCTCAATGAGGCGTTCTCAGCCGCGATCAACTATGGCGGCGATCTACTGACCTCTTTTATTAACAGTGCTATCGGGTCTGCGTCGATGTTCGGTGGCGCTATCGACCTCCCCCCTCTGGGTGGCCTTATGGATGCTGTCGCCCAGCTTATCTACCGCGATGTCGTGGCCGCGTTCATGCAGGTACCCACCCTGCGGGCTATGGGTGTGTCTTTGCCGGTAGCTGGTCTTGAGAACATCAAATCCAGCGTCGGGGACTTTCATTACTACGAAGGTTGGGCTGACGCCGATAAAGCGTTCACTCTCGGTGCCGGTGTCGCTATCCGTAAACGGATGTATGAAACCCAGGCACATCACACCCACAGTTTGAAGATATCCGACGCCGCACCTTACCTGTTCGGGAAGAACGGTTACGGGCACATGTGGGTCGGATCGCGTGTCGGCACAACAGTTTTGGGTTACCCGGACCCGGACACTATTTTCATCGAACGGGTGAAGAAGGCGAAGTATTCGTGGGATCAGGACGGCCCTAAAGGCTGGGATATCGGTTTGGGGTATCGGCAGCCGTCCGACCCGATGCTGCGGGTGTTCGGTGAGATTCAAAAGTTGGGAAGTATCGGAAGCCAGTTAGGACTCTTATGATTCGCTCTCAGGAGCAGACGAACTACGCGAACCCGCGTGAGCATTTCGTTTGGGCTTTAAGGAATCTCCCGATGATCGCCGGTATCGGCGGGATCACCCACCCGATGTTCCTTGGGCAGTGGTCGGAGCATCTGTGGAACTGCGGGTTCATGCACCGGGATTATGTTGAGTCGTTGGCCGACGAGGGCGGTATGATCCATGTGGATCAGTTGCCCCGACAGATTCTTGAGTTTCAACCTGCGGTGCGCGGCCCTCAGCACGCCTACAACAACGCGGCCCGGTGGGTTGCCGAGGGCACCCCGGAGCCATCACCTATCCACCTACCGGATATCAACGATCTGGTGGCCGATGAGCGGGCTGCGATGTTGCAGCAGTTCGTGGACGCCGGCTTGGTCCAGGTGTCGGAGGGTGGTGGCGGCTACATACTCGCGGAGGTTGAGGAGTGAGCTATGTGATCGGTGGTGGGGATTGGGGCCAGAACGTCGATGAGGCGATGCTTCAGGAGATGATTGGGTTCCTCCCCACCCCGGATGCCCCGTTAGAGCAAATGTCCCGGCACCTGTTGAGGGCACCTGTTGAGGCTTTACGGGTGTTCGAGGCGTTCCTGCCTGGCACTAAGTCTGTCGATTTTTCCACCCAGCAGACAGCGGTGGAAGCGATCATGGGCACTATCGGCAACAACCCGATGAACCAGGGTGTGTTGGACGGTATCGGTGGAGTGTTGGACAAGCTGGGGAAGGCTATCAACAACCTGATCGAAGGTTGGTTGGGTATCGACCTGGACGGCTCCTCTGAGCCGTGGGATCCCATGAACCTGCATTCGACTACACAGGAGATTGCTAACGCTATCGCCGCGCTGAACGCGCAGTTCAACATATTTATCGCAGGGCAGTCTACTGGCAATAAAGCTACGGAAAACTTCGCTTCCTACCCGAATGGCAATATCGGCTCTAAGTGGTCGGCTTGGTATCGCGGTCTTTCCTCGCAGACGTTGGCTATCAACAACGGCAAGATGGAACTGCCGCTGGTGTTCCTTCAGGACCGCTATGCGAGGGTCCGGTACACGGGTGTCGCCACGAAAACCGACTATCAGAGGGTTGGTGTCGCGTTCGGTGGTAAGCCTCAGCAAAGTTTGTTCGGCCAGTCTGGTGCTAACTACATCATTGGCCGGTTGAACAACCCGGACACCGATTTGGCGTCCGAGTTTTGTTTCTTCAAGTTGGATGCTACGTCGGTCAGTTTCGGGTATTGGTGGCGGAACGCCACATACATCGTCAAAACTGACACGAAGTTCCAATTCAACCCGGCTGTGGCTTACTGGGGTGAGTTCGGTGTCCCTGGTGTGGATGGGGCTGCTGACGCCCCTTACACCTTCCGGTTGTACGCCGGCACCGTGCAGGTGTTTGAGGCGATTGATGCGGCACGCGGGTCGGTGATGGGCAGCCTGAACCGGTGGACCGGAATGGGGTTCGACAACCCTACCGTCGCTTCAGCTTCCGTGGTCAGCTTCGCAATGCTTGACACTAAGTGAGGAAATATGTCTGATCGTGCCGTTGTGGCCGCTGTTACCCGCCAGTTGAAGGATGTGTCGGAGGAAACTGTTGCGGCTGTTATCCAGGCGTGGAACGCCATCAAAGAGGGGCCATCACCGGGAACTGTCCTCATCAATCCGGCTAATGGTGATGTGGCTGTCCGGGTGTCTGATTCCGGTGTGCATTACTGGCAGGTTGTCGCTTTGGATGGCACCGTGTGGAAGGACGCTAACCCGAATCTGGGATGGGATGTGTTGAAGAATGCCGGTAACTGAGCAGCAGTTAACCGAGGCTGGTCTGCGTTTGTGCGGCTGCCGCGAAGTGATGCCCCTCGCCCTCTATAACCCGAATGGGAAACGTGAGGATGTGGAGCAGGGTCAGTGCCGTCTTTGCAAGGGCCGGTTCGGGAAGATGACTAACTGAGCAGTTCCAGTATTTCGTCTGGAATGTAAATGTCTGACATGATGACCTGGGTGTCGGGTATCCGTTTGATCCGGTAGTGGATACCGGATTTCAACAGCAGTTGTCTACGGTTCTCTTGATCGGCGTCCACCCACGCTTCCCGATACGTCACGTCCGTTTCTTTCAATTCCCATCCGGCTTCCCGGCAGGGAAGTTTCTCTAACGCACCGATCCGTGTGTCGAGTGCATTCATCTGTTCTATCAGTGACGTTTTCACTGTCGCTGATGACATGCTGCCCAGGAGGGCGGTGATTTCGGTTACCGCCCTCTTGGCGTCTTCCAATTCCTCCGTGTGACTTGAAGCTGGAATAAACACCCTTTCGGGGATGTGTTTGCCGCCCACCGCGTCGAGGAAAACTTTCTCCAACTGTTCCTCCACCATGTCGGCGTCCACTTGGGCGCAATGCCCGTCCGGGCAGTGGTAGTAGCGGTACAGTTTCTTCCCGTAGGTTTTGCGGTATACGCGGTGATATAGGTTCCCGCCGCAGTCGTAGCATTTGATTACCCCGCTCATAGGTGCGGTGTCCCGTGTTCGCGGCCCCACCTTCCGCGCTTCTAGCGCAGCCTGTAATGAATCCCATTCAGAAGAAGTCAGTAAAGGTTCACCGTAGAGGACGGGCATCCCCTGTTTGTCCCTGACGGTTTGACCGTTGAGGGTGGCGTACCCCATCAGGTATTTCGATGCCAGTATTTTCCACAGCCCTGACGCCCTCATGCCGTGTTTGTCGGCGCAGGCGTCCACAGACTTGCCGGCGATCACATCGTCGTAGATGCTCCGCAGCACTTTGGACTGTTCGGGGTGTAGGGCGAGTTTCCAGCCGCCGTCTGGTAGCTGGACGGGTGTGAACCCGAAGGGGATTTGCCCTCCGGGCCACCTACCCGACTCCAGCAGTTTCTTGCGGGACGCTTTGGTGCGTTCCCTGATGGACTCCAATTCCCCTTCGGCTACCCCGGCTATGACGTTGGCTACCAACCGGCCTACCCAGGTGGACAGGTCGATGTTGTCGGAGACACACACCAGGGTTTTGTCGTGGTCGATGACCCACCCGAATAGCTTGTTGAGCGGTATGGCCCGCCTGCCGATCCTGTCGAGTTTCCAGGCGCACAGGATGTCCCATTCGTGGTGGCGTTCCCGTAGCCACGGCCCGAGGGCTGGGGTGTCGAAGGGATCGACTGAACCGGATACGTCTAGGTCTTCAGCCCAGCCGATCACTTCGTGCCCGTTGAGGGTTGACCATTGTTCGATAAGCTCCCGTTGACGTGCAGCGGAAGTGGATTCTTCGGTCAACCTACTTAATCTGATTCGCCCTAAGACTCGCACGCTAGGACTCCTTTCAGGAGTCCGACGCTGGACGCCGAAGCTACGCTTCTAGTCATCTACAAAGAGTAGCGCATGAGGAATCATGTGGGATGTTTTGTAGATGCTAGTGGAGTTCGACCACACCCTCATCGACGGTCACCCTTGGTTCGTATCCGACAACGGTCACGTCCAGGTTGCCTTCCTTGAGCATGATCGTGTGCAACTCCAAGATCAGTTCAGTCAGCTTCATCCGAATAGCTCCCCTAGTTTCTGCCACAGCGCCTGGGCGTCGGCCTGCGTCATCAGCAGCCGCACGGCCTTCCCTGACCCGCCGGGTGCGATCAGGTCGGCACAGGTATCTATGACAACCGCGTACTGGGCAGCAGCCACACCGTCACTCATCGTCCACACTTCCCTTCCTTGGGATGCGTCATGCCACACCGCAAGCAATAATCCCTAACCAACTTGTTAGAACCCTGAACATGCGCGGCAGCGGCTTTAGCTGCTTTGTCGTCGGGCCACACCACCGCGTGAACGCCGGCACCCTGTAACAACTTGTCACAATCAAAACAAGGTTCCCTAGTCACATACACCGTGGCACCCTGAAGGTCAGACCTGTCGCAGTGGATTAACGCATTGGCTTCTGCGTGAATGGCAACACAATTGTGGTAGGGAGAACCCGGTTCAACACCGCTATTCCGACGAGGGCAGGTGTCACAACCGTCAGCCCCAGCAGGGCTGCCGTTATATCCCGTCGCACGGATGCGTCGATCTTTGACCACCACGGCCCCGACTTTCGATCTTTCACAGTCTGACCTTTCCGCTACTGCTTTTGCTATCCCAATGAAGTAGTCATTCCAGGTCGGTCTATTCACCGTGTTTTGCTCTCCATTCCTGGTCTGCGGCGATCATGTCCGGGTCACGCAGGGTCTTGGGTGGTGGCACGTTCGTGCACGGCCACTCACAGTCACACTCCCGGCATGAGTACCGCTCCACCGTGCGTGGTTCCTGTATGCCGTCTGCGTAGATGTACGGGTCATAAACCTTGGTGTGGTCACTCATCGTCGGTACTCCTGGTGGAATAGTGCTGCTTCCTGGGCTTTTTGAAAACCGGCCAATAGTTCCTCTTGCCGCCACCGAGGTAGCGCGGCAAACCGCTGTTTGGCAGCGAGGATTAGATCGCGGCGCAGGCTGTCACTCATCCGAATAGCTCCCCTAATGTCTGCCACAGCGCGGCGGCGCTGCGGTCACGCAACTCACTCATCCCAGCAGCCCTTCCAAATCAGCCCGCAATTCCTTCAACTCCAACTCCAATTCCGCGATCCTGCATTCCCGCTCATCCTTACGGTAGTCGGCCCTCTCAGCCTCATCCATAGCCTCCATCGTGAGTCGGTAGAGGTCGGGGAAGCAGCCGTGGATGGCGGTGACGAAATCCGCGTCCGGTTCCCCAAGGTTGTTAGCAACAAATATCTTGTAGCCGGTCTGATCGACAGCCCGGATAGTGCAATCACCTAGACCATCTTCTTCGTAATCCCAGTAAGTGTTCTCGGCACCCGTAGTCTTCGACCACAACTGGTACAGCTTGTCCAAAAACTCTTTATCATCCACGTCCGTACCCATTCGCGTTCATCTTCACCAATTCCTCCGCAATGATCTGTAAAGAATCAGAGATTTTCTTTACACTTTCCTCAATAGGCGGGAAAGTGTCCCAATCATCAGTAATCCGAACCATAAAGCGAACCCCAACTCCTTCCACCGACCTCCGGGTCAGTCCCGATATATACACCCTTAAACTCGGTTGCCATAACCCGGCCAATCCAGCCGGCAGCCTCAACCGCTTTCTCCTGCGGAACCGACGCCAAAACCTCGTCGTGAATCGGCAACCGAACAAACCGTGTACCGCCCTGCTCATGCAGACGGAGCAAAGCCTGAGCCGTGATATCCCGGCTACTGGACTGCACCATGTAATTCAAGGCGGAATACGGGCGTTCCCTATCCACCGGAAGCCGTCTACCAAACGGTGTGGTGATGTATCCGGTAGCGACAGCCTGTTTCTGCAACCGCTGGGATAGTTCTTTGACTTTCGGATACTTCTTCTCGAACCCGGCGATAACCTTGCGGGCCACATCCACTTCGATACCGCCTTGTTCCGCGATGTTGCGCGGCCCGGACCCATAAACGTAGGCGAAGTTCACCATTTTCCCGATCTTGCGATCCACCCCAGACGCATCAGCGGTGATCTGATGCAAGTCCTCGTTCCGTTGAAAAGCTCGGATCATCGTCTGGTCGCCCGACAGGGCAGCCAACACCCGCAACTCCTGGGCCTGGTAGTCCACAGACGCCATCACCTGACCGGGATCGGAAAGGAAACAGCGCCGGATCGTGGCATCCCCAGCCGGAAGTGTTTGCGCCGGAATCCCGGTGATCGACATACGGGCAGTGCGGGCCTGCAAAGGGTTGATGGATGCGTGGCATCTTCCTTCGCTGTCTGCACCGGCCAGGAACCGGTCACACCATGTTGTGCGCCACTTCCTAGCTTTCTTCGCCTTGACAACCGCCTGAGCTAACTCGTCACCCCCCGCCGCCAGGGTGCCCAACAAAGCCTCATCCACTTTCCGTTTACCGGTGGGGGTGAACTCTGTGATGGTGTGGCCGCGTGACTCCAACGTGTCGGCAAGCTGCTCGGTGGAGAAGATGTTCTCGCAGCCAAGTTCCCTAGCTGTCCACAGATGCGCTTCCTCAACATCCCTGAAGCGTTGAGATAGTTCTTCGGTGTATTCGATGTCGAGGAGGAACCCTGTGCGTTCGATGTAGGAGCAGACAGCCGCCAGTTCATGCTCCTGACGAATCAGGTTCTTCGACTCACCGGGAACCAAAGGCATCAACTTCCGGTACAGCCGGAAAGCCAACACCGGGTCGATGCCGGCGTAAAGCTCGTACTGCGGATCGTCTAGAGGGATTATCTTCCAGATGTGCGCTTTGGTGGTTTTGTGCTGCAACCGCAGCACATTCATCAGACCTTTAACCTCGTCAGCGACATCCGGGTCGATGTGGTGCCGTGTCAGGTCTTCCAAAGACAACCCCACCCCGCCTTCTTTGACGCCCCGTGGGTCTGTCAGGTGGGCAAGGATGCTGGTATCAATGACTTTAGGCCACAGCGTTTCCATCGGCACGCCGAGGGCACGGTCGAACACTTGAAGGTCGTAGGAGGCGTTCTGTAGCACCATGCGGTTGATGTTTTTGAGGGCGTGTCTGGCGGCGTACCGGAACTCGCCGCCTTTATCTACCGGAACAACCCACGATTCGTCGTCGGTGCCGAACTGGACGAGGCGGCAACGGAACCCGTCCGAATAGATATCAAGCCCTGTGGTTTCGGAATCCACCCCTACCAACGGTTTGCCATCAAGGAACCTGTGAAGTGCCGGCAGTTCGTCGGGGGTTTCCACCACGTTGACGAGGACGGTGGTGCCGTCAACGATGCGTTTGTGCTGTTTCACTGTCCTCCTTTGGGGGAGGGGCTTTTTGGACCCCTCCCCCATCCACGGGGTTAGAAGAAGATCGGCTGCTCGTTGCTGCCATCGGGCGGGAAGTAGCCCTTGAACGGTTTCCCTGTCTTCTTGGAAACCTTGGACACGAACGTCCAACCGGGCGGGCATTCCGGGGCTCCTGCGGGCGGCTCCTTGGCACCTTCAGGGGCGGGACGAGCCGGGGCCGAACCTGCCGGTGCGGCAGCCTGGTTCTTCGACCCGTAAGCCGAATTGGCCTTCGCCACAACCTCGAACAGTTCAGCCAACTGCTTCTGCCGTTCGGGCAGGGTCAGGTCGGCGTGGGCTGCCTCAATGCTGGGGTAGTCCACGGTCGTCCACGAGTCGGAGTATCCGGCACCGGACTTGAAGGTGAACCGCACCTGCTTCGATGCGGTGTCCCCGGTTTCGGTGACTGCGGTGTCCTCATCCCACGGATAGTCGGTCAATTAACGTGCCTTTCTTTGTGTTCTTTTTATTGCTGTATTCCGCTGCCAGCGGAACAACCTCATTTACCGAACGGGGCAAGCACCGTTGGCGCATTCCTCGTCCACACCATCGGCCACCTGCTTAGCGACAGCCGACTCGTACTCCCACCGCTCAAGACGCTCATACGGCGCTTGAGGCATCGACGCCTCAGGGAAGATCGTTGAGCCTTTGATCTGACCTGCGAACGCGAGTAGCTGTTCCTCGACGTGGGACGGCTTGTACTGCAACGGATCGACGTTCGCCGTGAAACTGACGGCGTTGTCGGCCCAGTGCTGCTGGTACAGGCGTTGGAACGCCAGCATCCTACTCAATGTCAAGTCGTTGGCAGCTTCAACGAACTCCTCGCCGGCGTCCCCGTAGATGTCGGTGACAGCCTGGACGAGTGTGTCTTTGGTGGGGATCGCCACGACAGCGGTGTTCGCCGCGTACATGTCGTCTTCCACCAGATACCCTTCAGCCCGGTATTTTTCGATGGTGGCTACCTGATCTGGGTCCACCTTCGACAGCCGGATACGTCGGATGAAGTATTTGGCGAAGATCGGGTGGATACCCTCAGACACACCCGCCAGTTTGGCGATAGTCCCGGTAGGTGCGACGGTCCTCTTTTTGACGGGCACAGGGATTCTCAGTTCGTGGGAGAAAGCTTGTGCTTCGTTATCGACGGTGATGGACAGTTGCCGCAGCAGCGACTTGAAGTGATCGTCGCGTGGCGCTTCGCTGTACCAGTTACCTGTCATGGCGAGGTAGCTGGCGACACCGAAATGCCCGACACCGATGCGCCGGTTGCGGTCCAGCACTTCCCGACTCTTGGGGTCGGACACTTCACTGAAGGTGGCCCTGATGAGGAACCGTGTCATCAACCTGTGGGCGTGGTGCATCAAGGTGGTGTCTACTGACCCGTCACTGTTGACGAACGCGGCCAGGTTGACATGCCCCAGGTTGCACGGCTCCCACTCCTGCAACGTGATTTCACCGCACGGGTTGGTACACACCACCCGATTCGGTTCACCCACGTTCGACAGCGACGAATCCCACATACCCGGTTCACCGTTGTGGACGGCACCGTAAGCCAACTCCTGCAACACCTTCTTGGCGTGCCACGCATCCCCTTGTTTGGCGTGGTGCCAGAACTCGTCATCGACCTCGACGCTGATGTTCGTTGTCCAGTGGGAACCGGATTTGGCTTTGACGTTGATGAACTCGAAGATTTGTGGGTCTGCCCAGTGGATCATTGCCATGCGGGCGCTTCGTCGGACACCGCCGGCGACTACGCATTGCGCGATGGCGTGGTCGATTTCCATAGCACCGATACCGTCGAGGTACTCGTTCATACGGCTGTTGAACACAGTGCTGACTTCGTGCAGCATCTTCGCCAACGGCAGCGGCCCGGAAGCCCTACCACCGAACGTCTTCAGCCGCGCCCCTGCGTGTCGTACACGGGACACGTCGTACACGCGATCCCGGTGTACATCCTCTGGCCGGTAGTAGGTGTCGATCAGATCGACCAGGGCTGAAGCCCAACCTTCCCGGCTGTCCTCAATCGGGAACGAACCATCCCAGTCGTAGGCGAACTCCGTTGAAAGGACACCAGCCTCGTACATTTCCGCGTAGTCGGGATGCTCAGGGTCACAGACGATGTGAACCTTCAAGGCGTGCTGCACAGGCGAGTAGCAGGTCAGGTTGTAGTTGGAGTAGTTAGCCCCAACCCCGCCACCCTCCATCAACCGCATGAACGTGAACTCGAAATGCTCACTTGGCTTTTCGGTCCACCCGGACACCCAGCAGTTGAACAGATGCTCGGCGTTCTTCACCCCGGACGCCCACAGGTGCCGTCCAGCAGGCAGGATTTTGAAGTCCAGCATCATGTCGATGAGGGATTGCCGCTCTCCGTGGAGTTGGTATCGGGAATCCACAAGGGCAAGGTTGCCGTCCACCACCCGTTCGACAGTCTCAGGCCAACTTTCTTTAGAACCATCCGGCTTGGTTCGGGAGTAGGTTCGGTTGTAAACGAGTTCACCTGTCGGACCCCAGTTAATGTCAGTCACACATTTCCTTTCACATATTCTCCGCCGCAATACATTTCTCTATCTTCCGCAGACCAGTTCTCAACCATCATCCGACGTTCGTGCGGAAAAAGGCTAGGAACCACCTGCGCCCTATACATTTCCGACCGGGGTGATCCGTTGAAAGCCAGGTCGAAAATGCTTCTGATGGTTCCACCTGCGAAAGATGCCCACGCCAGGTCTTTCATACAGGTTTCTACCGACATGGAACCGTTTTCGAGGTATGAAACCGGGTCCATTACAGTCTCTCGCCGTTGACGAAGGAGAAGGGTTTGAAGTCCTGGTAGTTTTGCCTTGATCCGGGGCCAGGATTGGTTGGCTGACCGTTGTACTGGTTATTGGAAATCCACCTAGCTCTTTCTGATGAAATAGCTTTTCTGGTGCCTGGGCCGTCACTCCGTTCCGCGTGCTGCTTTTTGTGGTAGTGGTTCATGTGCGTTGCGAGGGCTGTTAATGCGCGGCTCAATGCTGAACTCTCCGATCCTTCGATTCGCTCACCCAACACATATCGGCGTTGGATCAGTTCGTGGTAGGTGTTGTTTTTCTGTCTTAGCCGTTCCATGCCGGCTTCAAGATCGGCACCTGTTGTTGACTTGCCGATCCCGTTCTTCCGGTTTGTCAGCAGCTTTTTCACTTCGTTGACCGAGTAGCGGAAGTTGCCGGAAAACACTTCGTAGTCGGTGCGTTCCTTAGCAGCTATTTGGTGCCCCATGCTGATGAGTGCGCTGACCCGGTTTTTGGCGTCGAAGTCGTCCAACAGTTTGTCCACCGACGCTGGGCTGGAAAGCAGCCGAACATAAATCTCCTGTTCGACATCTTCAGCTTCAACGATGGTGGGCCACTGGTATGCGACGATCCGGGCTGCTTTGCGAACATCGTGTTTCATGCTACCGATACGGTTACACATTGTCAAGTGTTAGACCTCCCAGGTTTCGCCGTTAACCGTGAACTTCCCTTTGTTGATGAACACCGCCTGCGGGCTGACGTGCTGACCGTCAACGGTCAACACACCGAACCCGTGCTGCCAGTTCCCGGCAGCGCCTTTCAGGTAGTGCGCTTTCTTCATGTCCATCAGGTTTCCAACCTCAAACCCGTGTATCTCCCTGTGAACTTTGCCGGCGTAGCCGTTGGATTGGGCTATCAAACCCATCCGGTGGGTGTGCCCCATGATGACCGACTTGCCGAACTTGTTAGCCGCCCCGAGGGCTGTGTGACCGGCGTGACGTGAAAGGCTGATACCGCCTTTGTGCCCGTGTGTGGTGATCCACCTGGGTGCAACGTCGTGGAAGTCGGGTAGGAGTGTGACACCGAAGCCGTCGAAGTCGAGAAGACGATCAATGTCAAAGCTGCTGCTTTCCGCCAACGCCGGGGCGTATTTGGCGAGGTATTCCCTTGGACGTAGATCGTGGTTCCCTTCGTGTACTTTCACAGGGCCGTCGTAAACAGCCCTGAGAGGCTCTAGGAGCGACTTTTTTGCGTATTCGCTGTCCCTGAACACAGACCCTTCAAACTCGCCTGCTGTGCCTTTGTTCCAGCGGGACGGCTGCGGGTAGTCCATCACGTCACCGATATGGATGACCTCATCCGGCTGAGTGTCACCGATGAACTTGATGACCGCCTTGAGGGCACGCTTGTCCTCGTAGGGCAGTTGGGTGTCGGGGATGATGACGATGCGTTTACTCATTTTCCAGCCGATCAATTTCGCGGTCCAGATACCACCGGGCTTTATACAGGTCTTCTAACTCGTCGGTTTTACGGCCTGCTCTGGCAACGTATTTCACGACGTTTCCACGGCAGAAGTTCAACTGTTCGGTCAGGTCGATGACCTCGAAGCCGGGGTATTGGTAGTGGTCGGGGCTGATCGGGTCACTCATCGTCGTCCTCCCACATAGCTTTCTCCAACGCCCTAAACAACCCCTCCAAACCGGACTGGAACTCCTGCCCGTTCCGGGCGTTGTCCAGCTTCTCCGCAAAGGTTTCAGTCATCCTCATCCTCCTGCCATACGTAATCGTGAATCCGCTCAACCCATTTCGGGAACTCAACATCGACAGACCAGTTAACTTCCAAACGCATCGAGAATCTCCTTCAACTTGTCGGGCTGGTAACCCAGCACCGGCTCGAACCCAGGTGCCTCAATCACGGGCACCGACTTCGCCCGCAGAACACGCTTCAGGTAGTCCGCTGACACCCGGTCCCGTGTGATGTCAATAACCTCGTGCGGGATAGAAGCTTCCGTCATCTTTCGGATCACCCGCTTGGGCCGTAGATGCCCTCCTCGCCGTCGTTGTGGCGTTCGATGTCGACCATGAACATGATGGGCTCACTCATCGGCGGGGGGCATTGGCCACAGAAGACGCGCCCTGACAACTGGCAGTCGGTGACCGTGAAGGTTCGCCCGCAGCCCTGGCACTGATATTCGCGTATGCGACTCAATTCAGGTACACCCCTTCGGCCATGTACTTGCCGCCTTGCACGGCAGGCAATCCGGCTGCGTGTACACCGTGACTGTCATTTCATCCTTTCCATCAGGGCTTGCGGCCCGTGCTTCACCACGAGCGAGTTAACGTCCTCACCCGGCGGCATCGGGATCACCTTCGCGTTCGGTAACTGCCCTGCTATCGCA